CGCATCAGCCGTAATACTAAGCGTGATAGACTTAACTACACAAGGTCTAGAAATCAACTCAGTTATACCCATAGTAGACTGGGATACGGAAGCCGTAAAACTACATTTTACATCGGCTGGATAGATCAACCAATCATCCCCGCTAACTCAGCAAACCCGCTACCGCCAATCCAAAAAGCCATATCCATCCTCGTGTCTGCTGTTCTCTTGATAGGCCATTGGATACAAAACTCTCTAATGAAGAGAGCCACCATTGAAACATACGATCCAATGAAAATTGTAATCAGAAATCCAAGGACGATATGGAGAGCCTGATCGACAATCTCCCGCGTCCCTGGATTTAGTTCTGAGTACCAATAGGGATCTCTCATTATTCCTCAAGAGAACGGGGCACCCGAAGGTGCCCCTGGTCATCCTAGCTAGACTGTTGTGAACGGAGTCTCAAGAATACCCGAACCATCCAAGTTCCCTTGGACAAGCCAAGTAAGGGCCGCTACGGCCTCAAATGTCACATAACTACCAACATTACCGCCCTGGGTAGTGCCGTTCATCGTAAACGTATTATCCAAAGCAGCAGGAATCTGCCAGTCAGTCGTCGCAGTATTGTCAACACCGATATGAACACCGCCCGTAAAAACGTCAGTACCTCCACAGTTTATGATCATGGCAGTGGATTCCAGCACCACGAGAAACCGGAAAATCAGTCCAAGATTATTCAACTGATTAGGATCAGTAACATCTACGGGGTCGGCTGCACTGATGGTGGGAAGAGTGATGGTCATGGCTGCATCGCTGAGCGTAATCAGCTTACCTGCATAATCCACCACATCATATCCAGACGTAGTACCAATCGTAAAACTAGCGGTCGTATCCGGAACGTCTATAACAGACTTCTTGCCTGATGAGTAAAACCCACCAAGCGACTTAACCGGCCCACTAAAAGTTGACTGTCCCATTTTCATTTACCTCGTTTGCACACAACTAACCCGTCAGTCCGTGTGCTGTCGTTTAAGTCTGACAGGCTTTGGTTTACGGAACGCTACATGCGCCCGCGTTAAGCACCTTAAACAAACAGAGGGAAGGAAAGCTTTGGGCCTCCCCTCCCTCGATTCGTTAGCTCACAGAGCCACTGCCAAAGATACCGAGGTAATCCGAGACACCGAACGAGTATCGTTCGCGAGCCTTGTATCGGACATTCCCAGTATCAAAGTCACCATCCATGCCCGTAGTGAGCGGCGTTCGCGTAAAGTGCTTCATGCCGTTCGGGACATCGGTGATAATGAACCAATTCTTCTTGTTCGCTGACGTGAAGAAGTGGTTCACTGAATAACCCTCTGGAATTGTTCCGTTAGTCCGGAGAGCGTTGAGATCGTTGTCTGCGGTCCCGGATCGGAGTTCCGAATCGAGAATGCGAGTGGCAACGAATTGGTTGTACGGTGCAACAATGAGTCGCTTAGGACGCGCCGCAATCGTGAGACCGCGAGCATCCGTGAAGTCAGAAAGGTCGATGACCGCCTGCTCCAGCGAAGTTTCATTGAGATCCGAAGCCGTCGTGAGTCGGTTCCGAATAGCCGTACCATCGATCTGAGTATGACCCGCAGTAGAACAAAGCGCAGCATTATCACCAGCAGTAAAGTTGGTGGTAAGGAACGCATTGTTCAACGGGAACATGCCTTTGACCTGCTTGGTCTGAGACATCGCACGAGCAAGTGCCCGCGTGTAGCGAGCGGAAACCGAATCGTAAAGGTTGTCTTCGACAGCCTCTTCCGTAATCGAGAATCCCATCGCAACAGTCTCATGGGTGTAACGTGCAGTGAAGTTCTCTTGCGCCGTATCGTAAGCGATAGCAGAACCTTCGGACTTCACTGGCGCGGCACCAAACCCAGCCAATTTAACTTCTTCCTCGAATGCTCTATCCGAGGATTCTGTCTCGTAAATCGCCTCATGCTCATTGTCATAAGACGAGTACTCCAACCCAAACAAGGCATTGAGCCCAGGAAGGAGTTCTTTCATCATTTGCGCTCGTGAAATCGCCATAACTATTTACTCCTTTCTTAGATACCAGTTGAATTGGAATACATGTGAAACGTGGGCTCCACAATTACAATTCCGTGAGTGTAAGTGGTGGTTGCAGAAGCCGTACTCGGGCTATCACCACCATCGGTATTTGTGAGGCCGACCAATCTGAAGTTTGCGGTAGTTTCGGCTGCACCTACCGTCTCCAGAGCGTAACCACTATTACCAGTGGTAGTGTCGCCAACGTCTGTCACATCAATATCAAAATTGAAACCGATGGCAGCACGCACTTGCGTGCCATCCACACCAGAAGCTGAGAACTTCGCTTGATATGTAGTCAGTGGGTCAGTCCCAGCAATATACGCAATAATACCATCTACGTTTTGACTTGCAGGGTAATACTGATTCCACGTCGGCGTACCAGTTGAGTCCTCATACTGACAGCCCATAAATACACCAACCATATTTCCAAGGTTCATATCGACGACCGAATTGATCACCTCTATGGTCCCATCGGCAACCGCCATCACGGGGTCGCCGTTGAAAATACTGGTGCCATAGTTTTTGGCAATCCAGAACGGGGTCAACTGTCCGTTGTACCCCCTCCCTTCAATGCCAATGGGTCTAAAACCATTTCCAGCCATTTGGCTATCTCCTAAAAGATCCAGCGATAGCCAGCAATAGAACTTCTATTGCCTAATCATCGCCAAATGTGACTCGCGAGCTTCGCTCCGGTCGGAGCAAAGGCATTCGCGAATCTTGTTCTCTGAAGTAGTTTTGATCAACGGCGTCCATCTGGGTTCGCATTTCCCTCTGTGCGTATTCTGCGATCTGTTCTCCGATCTCAGAAGGTCTGGCGCACAAAAGAAGACCACCGACAACTACGTTGTCTGGATAGTCGCTACCTCGATCTGAAACAACCTTGAGTTCTGGATAGTCTGCCGACAAGACAGGCTCCCATCCCTCTCGGAATGCTTGGGAGGCGTTTACGTTATCCGCCACCCCTCGCATAGACACCCTCACATAGCGGAAATCCAAACCCTCTCTGGGGTTGGGATTCGGAAGCAAGGGTGCTGGCTTCCACGGCGTTGGTCTTTTTTCCGTTTCGCGGGTCTCTAGATCGCGGCTGCGATCCTCGTTTCCCTTACTGCGCGATTCAGTCATTACTACCTCTCCTTCAGGAGTTGTTTGGCGTATTGCTCTGGTGTGATACCCAGCCTTTTCGCGAGATCGACTTGGGTGGAGGTCAACTGCACTTTGCGAGGTCTGCCTGACGATCTGTTCGCCGAAGCTACCACTGTTCTTGTTCGGGGACTCGCAGCGGGCTCCTCCGCACCGTTTTCGCCACCGAACTTATCTGGAAATACTGACCGTAAACGATCATCAATCCTCTTGTAATAGTCATCACTTCGGGGATCAACCCCCTCGTTTGTGACTAGATTTTCATGGACGCCGTAAGCAAATGAAGTCATCTCCTTATCGTCGCCAAACCATTTATTCTCTTGCAGCCACCCCTTGAGTTTAGGATCAGCTTGCTGTTGTGGCCGTTGCCTAGGTGGTGGTGCAGGACGTTTTTGCGCTGGAGTACCCAACGGGATAGTCCGTTCCGCCACCTCTTTGTCATACTGAGAACGAGTAAGAGCCTCTTGTGCCTCAACCAGTTTATCTGGATCACCAGCCTCATATGCGGCCTTGTATTCTGTCCTAGCCTGAACAAGATCCGAATCGGCCCTACTTTTGATCTCTGAAAGCAAGACCTTTTCACCCCTCTGCAAAAGAGATTTAAGCTCATTGTTTTCACTGGCTACTTGCTGTGCATAGGAAACCGCTTCATCGCGAGTCCTATTGGCAGCCTCTTTAGATCTACGCTCTTCGTGAAACTCGTACTTGAGTTTCTTGATCCTCTTTTGTGCCCTGCCGCCAACAACCTCAATCTCTGAATCATCATCAGAGGTGTCAGAACTTCGTGGCTCTACACGATCCTCTTCTGGTCGGTCATCAACAACAGATATTTCAATCTCCTCGTCCGGTTCATTAACAATCACATGCTCAGTAAGTTCATTACCCATCAAATCGTCAAGAGGCGCACTCATACTCTTGCCACTCCTCTCGGGTCATCAATGACCGCCTCCACTGAATCATCGTTAATAATTCTGAACTCCTTGCCGTGGATACTGAGTCGCGTACCTGAGTACGCACGCATCACAATCCAATCACCTTTATTGCACCAAGGGCCAGTAGGAAATCTATCCTTGCTCCCGTAAGCGTCCGGACCTGTCTTGAGAACAAATCCAACGATACTTGCCGTAGCCTCTGCGTCACGACGCTCACTGGGAATGACAATTCCCCCTTCTGTTTTTTCCTTAACTTCTGGAAGTGCTATTAGCAACCGAAACCCTGATGGATCTGGAAGCTTTGTCGCACTCTCTGGCCTTTCATCGCTGTACTGAATTGCCTCAGACATACCTACCTCTAATTGCAACAACTTGAATGGGTGTTGTCGTTACCCAAGCGTCCAGACGGACGAGCTATAAAGCTTCTCCAATAGAACTTGCGAAATCTTTGATTTCTCTTTCAACCATTGACATTCCCTTGATGACACCGCAAGCGTGCCTGTATTCATCGAAAGTAGGCAAGGATCCGTCAATCAAGTTCTCTTCGTGAAGAACTCTAATCTCCTTTATTTTTTCCAATATGGCTTTGATTACTGGATCCATTAGCGGTCTCCAGAATTATCTCTTGTCACGATCTCCGCAATCTCTACACCAATCTTGGCTTTCTCAATTCTCTCGCGAGACTCTTCCTCGCTCAGCTTCTGATCGCCAGACATCACTTCCTTGACAATCTCTGCCTCGATCCTGTCATCGGCAACACGCTCGTTGGTTGTGATCCGCTCTCGCTCAACCGCGTTACGCTCCTGCATCTTTGCGTAGTCAAGCTTCAAACGCTCCTTCTTGTCCTCGATGTTAGCCATCGTCTCCATCTCCCTGATCTGGAGTTCCTTTTGGCGCATCTGGATAATCGGATCCTCTGCCTGTTCTTCAGCTTTCTTGCCCTGTTGCTCCGCTTGATTTGCTTGAAGCAACTTCGATGACGCTTCGGCGATTAACCTGGAAACTTCGTTCTCCACTTCAGGAGAAAGCTCCTCATCGATAGGCGGCAACGACGCTCCTAGATGCTTCTCTATCTCAACTCGATACTGGAAGGCAATATGCTCGGTGACGTGAGCAGCCAACGCCGCTTGGATCGCTTCAGCCTTCGGAGACTGACCAACAAGCTCTTGAATCTTTGGATCCTCTGCCGCAGCTACATGAGCTGTTATATGAGCCTCGTGATCTTGCCACTGGAAAGCCTTGACGGGCTTCTCGTTCAGCATATCCATGTTTTCTGCGACCGGATCCCTCGCTGGAATCTCATCGTCGAGCGGAATGATGCTCTCTGGGTCTTTAATGCCAAGAACATTCAACATCTGACGATGTAGCCTGGGAAGGTCGTACATCGTCGG